CTATATAGCAATACTGACTTCTCGTATAACAGCGAGCTAATGAACTCTAATCCAGAAAAATGGGGCTCTGGCGATGTCGGCAAGGGGTACCACTTTACTCCGTATAAAGATAAAGCTGGTACCTGGGAGGGAAACGACACTGGCGGAATAATTGAAATAGGATATAAACCAGACCAGATACTTAAAGCAGATGAAGTTAGGTCTATGATTGCAGATGCCAATAAACTACTGGCTGATGATAAGTATATGGCTAAGCTATGGCAAGAAGATGAAGCTCTAGCTGAGCAGATTGAAAAAATAGCAAGCGGGGACCTGGAAGCCTTAGCCCACAGAGAGAATAAACCGTTTGTAGAGCATATCAGTCCTAATGATGATGAACTAGGCACGGTGTACTATTATAAAGACATAGATGAGGGGCTAACCGAAAAGTTTAGGGAGCAATTTAGGAAGAGTAATGCTAAAAAGTACCTAGGCGATCCTAAAATCCAGTATTCTAAAGTAGATAGCCAGCTTAGCCCACAGCAGCAGGAGTTCTTTAAGAATAGCGTAATACGAGACGAGAACGGCCAGCTACTACCTGTATATCACTCTACCCCAGCAGAGTTTACGGTATTTGATAACGCTAGGCTAGGAGAGAACACTGGCTATGACAACACGGCGTTTGGCCACTTTGTAACTACAGATAAAGACTTCTCCTCTAGGTTTGGCGATATTAAAGAAACTGGTACTCCTGGGCGTACTATGGAGTTATACGCTAACGTAGAGAAGCCTATAATACACCCATACCAGGCTGGACTAAAATATCCAGAGGACCAGCTTGACGATATCGTGAAGGACTACCTAATCGCTACAGATAACCAGGAAGCGCTGGACGCTCTTATTGAGTACGCAACAGAGGACGGAACCTCACTATATGATGAATACATGGACCAGTTCTTCTACGGTGATAACCCACTAGAATACTCTGCTGAAGAGAGAAAAGCGCTTGAAGCTAACGGATATGATGCGGTTGAGTTCGTAGAAGGCGCTAAAAGAGACCTGATTAACTCTGGCGATGATACTACCCCAGTGTCTAGCTATGCTATATTTGATGGCAAGAACCTGAAGAGCGTAGATAACCTAAATCCTACTGGGAACCCAGATATACGGTACGCTAAGGGCGGCAAAACATTGACTGAGATGGCCAACGATATTAAGGCTGAGAGAGCTGCAAAAGAGCTTAGCCCAGACGTGAGACGTATAGGTAGCACTGAAGTTATGGATATAGATGCTAACACCCTACCTGCTGGATATGAAAAGCTAACGAAGTACCTAGAAGCGGATCCTAATGCGATAATTGAGCAGTATATTGGGGGAAAACCAGAAGATGTAGACTTTACTGATAAGCTAGCCAAGTTTATTGAGCAAGAAGGGTACGAGACTAAGCCTAATGTAGTGGACAACTTAAGGATAGCACGACAGATTATTAACGATAAGGTTGCAGAAGACCTTGACGCAGAGGGAGCTACCAAGTATGGCCAGTTCTTGAGAACGAGAGGAGCTTTACAAAAAGATAACCCTAACAGAGGAGTAGGCCCACGCACGTTTACTATTAGCGCTAATAAGAACCAGATATACCAGACAGATGCCGCTAAATTGGATAAAGAATACTCAGACAGGCTAGGTATTGGCCGTAGCCATACGCCAATGAACGATAAAGCGCTCTCTACAGATGCTAAAGGTTACTATATGGGTGGCGGAATAGGTATAAACCCTACGGAAGCGATAGGAGAAAGTGGAGTGTCTACTATAGCGCATGAGCGTATGCACAGCTGGCAAGATATTAAACCTGGAGAGTGGGACAGCAGAGTGGTAGATGCGGTACAGGAACTTAGAGACGAGCTTAAAGAGTTCTACCACACTAAAGCCGAAATAAAAGCATACCGAAGAAGCGGCTCCGACCTAGATTACTATGCTGATCCTAATGAGCAGGAAGCCCGTATGCTTCAGAGCTACCTGGACAATGAGAACTTTACTGACAGCGCTAATAGGCACAAAACTAGCGGCGTAGAGTGGGGTGAAGAAATAAAACCAGCGTTCGATAAGTTCTATAAGAAGCTGAGAGAACTCTCTAAATTGGGCGTAGCTCTCCCAGCAGTGGCCGCATTGTTTGGGCTATCACTAAATGGCGGCGAAGACGTTGACAATATAGAATAAGCGGTATATTATAGAAGTATCAGGCATACCCAAGCCCAAGGGGTATGCCTTTTGTTATATAAAATCTAAGAAAGGAAAATACTATGGCAGTATTTAACGAAAGAGTAACGGCTATTACTTACAATGAAATTATGCCTACCATTGTAGATGCCGTGAACAACTCCAATATCCTCACAGCTCGTGTTATGAGCAACGTGAAGAACTGGACGGGTGTGAATATCAAGCAGCCTATCCGCATCGCTAATTCCACCACTGGCGGTTCGTTCGATGGTCTCGACCAATTCGATACGTCCACCACTAATAACACTCGCTCCCTCACTTGGTATGTGAAGGCTTATGAGCAGAGCGTTGTAGTTCCAGGCATTGAAAAGGCAGTAAACGGTACTGGTGACAAGGCAGTTATTAAGCTTATCACTGACCGTCTCGATGAAGCTAAAATCTCTATGACACAGGCTATCGGTGACTTGCTTTATGGCATGGGCAACGGTAAAGACATTGAAGGTCTTGGCCTTATCGTAGATGATGGTACGGCAACCTCTAACTATGGTGGTCTCGCTCGTACTGTCGCTGGTAACGCTGCTGACGTTACGGCTGCTGCTGGCGGTGCTCTAACTCTTGACCTCGTTGGTGCAGAGTTTAGCGCAGTCTCCGCTGCTGGTGCTGCTGACGAAGCTCCAACCATGGGCTTAACCACCCAGCCAGTTTGGGATCTCTTCGAGAAAATCCTCGGCACCAAAATCCACGCTAACTATGAAACCACTTCTATTGCTGGTTACAACAAAGTTTCTGGCAAAACTCCAATGGGTACTTCTATTCCTGCTGCTGAGCTTAAGGGCGCTGCTGGCTTTAACGCCATATCGTTCCGTGGCCGTCCAGTCGTAGCTGATGACAAGTGTACCAGCGGTGTATTCTTCTGGCTTAACGAGCGCTATCTTGAGTTCCGCAGGCTTATCTCTAACGACCTTAAGCAAATCTCTTCCAACCCAGAGAAAACTGAAGGCCCAGATGCAGATATTAAGCAGCCAAGCTTCTTGCAGCTTAAGGACTTCTTGAGCCCAATTAACCAGTTTGGTGAAATCGGTGCCCTTATCGTTATGGGTAACTACATCTGCCGTGCTCCACGCCGCCAGGGTAAAATCACTGGTATCACTACCGCTTCTTACTAAAATAATTAACTAAAGAAAGGAAAAAGTTATGGCTTATTCTATCGACAACAACGTGCTTGTAGAAGGCCCGTTGACACAAGTAGATGACACTCCACGCTACCCACTCGGTTACAAAGTAACTGACAAAAATGGACGTGACTACATCTATGCTAAAGCTACCGCTGACCTCACGGCTGGCGCACAGGTAAAGATTGTTGGCTATACTGCTGCAACCCTAACCTCCGTAGCTGAAGGTGGTGCTGTCTTAGCTAGCTCTACCCCATCTGGTGCAACTGCTAAGGATCTTATTGGTGACGCTCTTATCGTTGACGGTGTGGCATATCCAATCGTTGATGGTGACGGTACCTTCTTGGTAGTCCCAGAGATTAAAGCTACTGACACTGTTTCTGCCTTCGTTGGCTATCCATATGCCCTCGCTGGCGGTGATGCTTCCTCAAGCGATACAAAGGTAGTTCCTGTAACTGCTATCGCTAACGGCAAGTACGGCTTCGTAGCGTTGAACTCTACCGCTCCAGCATCAGTCTAATTAGCTGAAGCACACCTAGAACCACTAAGCCCCCAAAAGGGGCTTTTTGGTACCCTATTGACAAAAGGCTTATGGTATGCTACAATGGTATTACCATAAACAAAACGAGAAAGGAGAAATTATGGCAAATAAAGATAAATCTAAATACAGTCTACTAACCGAAGAGGATATGCGTATCATACAATCGGATCCAGCAGGCCTCGCAGAGTACGTAGTACATACTAAGGTAAAGGAAGTGAAAAAGACTGCCATTATCGTAGTTATTCTAGCTATGGCTGCTGCGTTCGCAGGCGGTGTCGTATGCGGTATGACGTGGACAAAGACCTCTATCCCTAATAACATCGTGAAAATCCACGTAGGGGACGGTGAAAACGTAGAGGAGACTACTGAAGCTCCAGAAGCTACCGAAGAGGGAAAATAACGGGCTCTGCTGAGACAGTCCAGCCAGTAGAGCCGTGCGATATAGTCCGCTCTGAACTATCCAGGTGGGCAGATTGGGACATTAACACTATGGTAGCTATATCACAGGCTGAGAGCCATTGTAGGCACGATGCGGTGGGAGATACTAACCTAACATATGAGCAGTATGGCCGTACGTACGGATATTCCATCGGGCCGTTGCAGGTTCGTATGCTACCAGGCCGTGAGTGGTGCGAGGAAGATTATTACGAGTGCGCACATACAATATGGTCTGGGCAGGGCTATAAGGCCTGGACGGTCTATAATAATGGTGCCTATTTGGCCTATTTATAGGCCCTAGGAGCTAAGAAAAGCCGCCAGCGATAAGTTGGCGGTCTTTTTGTGCAGAGTGGCCTTAAAACGGCTTCTAGCGGCCTTTAACGTTATTTACCCAGGTAGGCTCCGCACGTTCTAGGCGGATATCCTTTAGCTCTTCTTCTGTATATACTTCCGTTTCTGCGTTCTCGTTGTCTACGGACGGATCGAAGAGGCATAACACGCCACGGCTAGTATCATTATCGAGCACGCCCTTCTTGATTAGCTCCCCACGGATATATTCAGATGATATAGCCGTATTGGTTTGGGCTAGTGTCTCCTGTAGAGCTTCGAGTAGCTTCTTTTTAGGCACTTTTTTGCCTTGTTCCTTTAGCATCTCTATTAAAGTGTAGACACCAGCAAAAGCTCCGTTTACACAGTGTAAAAATGCTACGTTATTTTGGTCCAGGTGATAGTTTTTACTCACAGTTGGGTTCCTCCATCTTTAGATATTTCGTTCATTAACCATAGTAATATAAGCGTTACGATTAGGCCAGCTACCCAGTTCATACTTCCTCCATACCGTATTCTTTGGCTTCTTTAGGGTAGTATTTAATAAACTCTGGGTTAGGGGTTCCATCGGATAGGTACGGTTGGATTAGGTCCATATCGTGCTTATTAGCCTGGCTCTCTAGGTTGTAGCTCTGTAACTGGCTTCCTACTATTGCGTGGGCCTGTTCTGGCACGTCTTTAGCGTCTCTGTAGTATTTACCGTTTAGCAGGGTTCCCATACTCTTCTCCGTTCTGTATGCGCTTGAAGTTCTGGTTACGTATTTCGGTTGGTGTCTTCGGCACTATTATATGTGATGTGCTAGAGTAAACCTCGGCAGGTTTACTAAACGGATCCGTAACCTTAGCTGGCTCATCCGTCTTCTCTGGCTCGATATTGGTTAGAATAGCTAGCCACTTCTCTATAGCTATAACAGACCAGCAGGTTATAATTTGCATTAGAAGTATGCATACTAGCAGTATAGTTATTGGTAGCTCCATGACCTGTCCTCGTATACCAGAGCCATCTCTGTAGTTATTAACTTTGCGATAACGGAGTGACTGTTTATAACGGCCTCCCTGATTACGATGGCAGGATCTATAATGCACTGGTCTATCATATCGTCCACCACCCTAGTCTTGAGGTTATAACCACAGCCCTCTACAAAAGGTTGCATCTCTAAGTTTGAATTACTGATAAGTTCATCATGCGGCTTGCGCAGGTATGAGATACCTAGCTCGTCTCCAATATCACGGAGGCAGACACCACCGCCAGGAACTACACCGCCAGCTAGCGCAGATTTGGCAGCACACACGGCATCGTCTACACGGAGCTTTACTTCTCCACGTTCTACCGCAGATGCGCCACCTACATAGATTGTAGCTACATTAGCGGTTAGCCTTGCGATGCGTCCCTCTAGGAACGGCCTGTCCTGAGGTTCTGCCTTAGCTAGCTTAGCTTTGAGGTCGTTTACTACCTTGTCTATATCTGCAGGTTCTCCGTGGCCACCTAAGATGGTAGTCTCTCTCTGAGTTACTGTTACACTGTCTGCCATACCAGCATACTCTTGCAGCTTATACTCGGCAGGATTACCAGAATACACTTTACCGCCAGTATACAATGCCACATCTTTTAGAAGCACCTCGTAATTACTGCTCTGAGGCTTTACAACGCAGGCATCGAACCCACGGTTGAGTTCTAGTACCCTGAGCGCATCGCCAGCGATATCTGCGAAGAAGACGGCCTTTTGGTAGTTATGAGTGCGGATATTCTCTAGTAGTGGGATAATTTCGTCTTGTCTAGTGATTGTAGAGCTTAATACTATAACTGGAGTGTTCTCTAATACTGAGCGGTTGCCATCGAGGTCGTTTATAAGTTTAGCGTCTTCATAGCCAGATGGAATATACATACCCTTTACTACATTGGTAGATACTCCCAGAGAGCCTACGTAGCTAACGTTTATACCGCCGTACTCGCCTACCTGGGATACTACATCATAAATAAGCTCGCCTAGGCCCTCGTCCCCAGCGGAAATGATACAAGCTCCCTTAAGTAGTTCTGGTGTTAGATTGTGCTTAGTATGCTCCTCGATTTTATCCAGGATAAGCGGTACATTAGCTTCTATCTGTCTGGCCACGTCTATGCGGCTCTCTCCGCCGTTTACCTTATTCATGGCCCACCAGTATAGATGCGCAGATAAAATAGCGGACAGAGTGGTGCCATCGCCAGCGGTTTCATTGGTACGCTTGCTGGACTGCTTTACTACTTTTATAGTCATGTCTTCGATTGGATCACGAACTTCTAGCTCGTCTAGGTTAGATACACCATCATGGCTGATTGTAGGCGCAGATGCACGATGCTCTATCATAACGTTGCCGCCCTGGCAGCCGTAGGCCGTCTTAGCTACATCATAAAGAACCTTGATGCCAGAGTTTATCCTGCCGTCTAGGTCTCTTGTCCCTACGATTACTTTTCTATTTAATGTGGGCTTGCCCATTATTCTACCTCCTGGATAAAGGCAGCGATGTCCTCCACGTTTACAATCTCGTATGATACTCCGTTCATACTAAACTCTATAGCGTTGCTATCATCGTAGATAACCTGGTCTCCTGGCTTCATACTGCAGCCAATATATACGCCCTGGACGGTGCCAATAGCGTGCCTGTCGTACTTCTTCGTCTCTGTAGCAAAAGAAGAGGTCTCGTTAGATGGTTGTATAAGTATTCTGCATGGTTTAACTTGTATTTTTGGTGTAGGCATAACTGCTCCTTCCTCGTTTTTAATTGTATAAGCTTATTATAACATATGAACAAAAAAGAGGCTAGTTCCAAGAACGAGAAAGGAGTTCTAGCCTCGCCCCTATTATAGCACAAGGGCTTTTTTAAGACAAATTGTGGAAAACTTGAGGGGGGGTAGGTCATTTTGAGCTGGGGGTAGGTCATTTTGAGCTACCTCCAACAGGGAGGGGGTAGGTCATTTTGAGCTACATAGAATAATAAAGAAGAATATAGTGAAAATGGCCTGCAAAAGTTGTGGAAAACTTTTGCGGCCAAAAGGTCTTGCATATAGTAAAGGCTTATGGTATATTAGAGATGAGGTAACATAAAGGAATAAATCATGAAGAGCGAGAATATCGAAGGTGCAGGCATAACCTATGTAATAATGCCTATAGAGATACTACAAAACGAAGGCCTAACGCCATCGGAGAAGATCTTATACTGCTATTTAGGCCTGTTTAAGAAGGGTGTATGCTTCCAGAGTAACGAGAAGCTAGCCGAGATGACTGGCCTGGACGAGAGCACCGTAAAACGTGGCCTTAAGAAGCTGTCTGAGATGGGTTTTGTCTTTATAGAGTTCGTGAATAATAACTCTGCGATGCGCCGCATCTATACGATATTCGATAACCCTAAGAAGCTAGAATACCTGGCTAAAAAGGGCGTTTTTGGCCGTTTAGAGCCTAAAAAGGAAGAGCCAGTAACTCAGGATCACAAAGAAGAACCAGTGCATATACCAGTGCCAGCAGTGGATAATAAGAGGCCACGTAGGTCTGATTACGCATCGGACGAAGAGTTTGAGAAGGCATTTTACAAATGGAACGAAGCTATGGTATAATAAAATTGGGTAGTTCTATACTACCTCCGCACCTACATATACTTCATATATATACACCTCCCAATCTTATTAAGAGGCACGCTAATACACACTCTAGCGTGACAACATAAAAAACTTTTCATTACAATCCTTTAAGTTACTAGCAGGCCAGTTTCTCGCAGTTCTGGCCTGCTACTTTTTATGCAAAAAAGTCCAAAAAAAGTATTGACTATGCCATAAGCCTGTGATACAATAGAGACATAGGGAATAAAACGAGAAAGGAGAACCTATGAAAATCAAAGTAAACGTAATTAACGATTATACCTCTAGGGTACCAGTATGGTTTGGCCAGATTAAAGATGGCATGGTATACCGCAACGGCGAGCTAGACTTCGAGCAGACCAGACTTAGAACCAAGATCAGGAAGACATTAAAAGACCAAGAACAGTTAGAGCAGAGACTTAACGTCTGGGCAGCAAAGGCAGGTATCTAATGAGTGTGAGCCTACAGGAAGTATTAGAGAGCGCAGGCTTCGATATTAAGAATAATAAAGACGATGCGCTATGGCTTCTCGGCCAGCAGAGCGATTTTGAAGAGCTATGTGAGCAGGCTGAAGAAGTAGTAGATAAAAGTAATGAAGAGGAGATGGAAGATGAGTGCTATTAAAAGATATGCAGAAGACCTGATGGGTGAGGAAGGGTTTGAAGAATACTTAAGCGATATGGGAGAGTAAGATGAATAGTAAAAAGATTGAGTTTAGGAAGCTTCGAGCGGACGAGATAGACTGTAGAATTGGCCAGATTAAAGAGGGGAAGGGTTTAACTCTTCTCCTCTACAAGGACGCTAGATGCGATATGAACGTACTAGATGAGACCGTAGGGCCAATGAACTGGAAGCGTGAGCACACCAGAGAGAATAGGAACTGCATAGTATCTATTTACGATGAAGACAAGGCACAGTGGGTTAGCAAAGAGGATACTGGCACAGAGAGTAACACCGAGGCCGAGAAGGGCCTAGCTAGTGACAGCTTTAAGCGTGCCTGCGTGAACTGGGGGATTGGCCGTGAGCTTTATACCGCACCGTTTATCTGGATTAAGGCAGAAGATTGTAATATAGAGCCAGGATATAACGGTAAACCAAAGTGCAACGATAAGTTTATCGTGGTGAAGCTTAACTACAAGAGCAACGGCGATATAGACGGATTGGCCATTAAAAATGTTAGAACTAATAAGCTGGTATTCGTGCAGATGCCAACGGATCCTAAGAACAAGGAGGAGGATAAATAATGAAGATACTGGACATAGACCAAAACACCGAAGAGTGGGAAGAGTACCGCAAGGGAAAATCTGGTGGTAGTGCGTTTGGTAAAATGGTAAAGGTATCTGGCCGCAATAGCGATAAGCTTAGCGACCAGTTCTTTAAGCTCCTGGCGGAGAGAGTAGCCAGGCCAATGACACCGAACGACTACATGGACCGTGTTCCAGATGGAGTTACGTTTAGCTGGGCCGTGCGTGGCCATATCCTAGAGCCAGAAGCAGCCAAAGCATTTGAAGCTAAGACTGGTAAAATACTAGACGATGGCAAGGTATGGCAGAGCGACTATGACGAGAATAGCTATGTGAGCCCAGACCGTGTAATAAAGAGCCCAGACGGCAAAATTAGGGAGGCCGTGGAGATTAAGTGCTTATCGTCTGAGAACGTGCTGAAGGTATGGTGGAATATGCAGCATAAGGAAGATGGGGAGAGCGATATCTGGTGCATACCTACTAATGACTACCAGGCGCAGGCGCTTAAGTATTTTATGGTGAACGATGACCTAGAGACGCTATACTGGGTTATGTATACGGATCTCGTTCCTGGCCTAACGCTGCAAGTATTAACTATTAAGCGTGAAGACGTAGAAGGCGAGATAGAGATGGCCAAGAAGGTAGAAAAAACCTACCTGGATAACCTAAAAAGTGCAGAAAACCTGTTGACAAGCCATAAGCCTTTTGATACAATGGAATTGTAAGATAACCATTAACGAGAAAGGAGTATAGTTATGAGCTATGGGGTAAACTCTAACAAGATGCGCATTACAATCATGAAGGCGTACGCTAGAGACGAAAAAGTAGCTAACGATGACGTACTGCTGCTGAGCGAGGTATGGAAGGCTAGCGGCTGGGATAACAAGAAATCGTTACTACAGAACCTCAAGAATATGCCAAGTCCTGAGACGGTAACACGTACCAGGCGCAAGCTGGTAGAAGAAGGGCTTATATGCCCATCTATGTCTGCCACAGAACGAAGATATAATAGCTGGAAGAAAACCAGGAAGGATTTAGGTTATGAACTATATTAAAAAGCAACCATGGAACAGGCCAACGGACTGCGGTAACAGGATCAAGGGGCTAGACCAGCTATTATCCAAGGGAGATAAAGATGAAGATAGAAGTAGAGAAGATTGAGACACCAACGCAGAAGATAAAAGTTACATTTAAGGAAGCTGGCAGGCGTGGGGGGCTTGCCAAGGTTCCTAAAGGCTTCTCGATGATGGACGAAGAGAGACGCAGAGAGATATCACGTAAGGCTGCGTCCAGAAGGTGGGATAAATGAAAAAGAAGGTAACGTTAGAGATAGTTATAGCCAGTAACGATACAGTCCAATTTGCAAGGGATTTGGAAATAGTGAAAAAGCATCTAATGGGCATTAACAGCATAACTGAAGAGTATATTTATAAAGAGGAACCGATAGAAGATGAAGACTAACTGCCCAATCGAGGACGTGGAGTGCCAAGTATTCCATAACTGGCTGGAGCTATACGGTATACCGCACGAGCATATACCTAACGAGAGCCGAAGCTCGTCTAAGGCAGCTATGATACGGGGGAAGAAGCTTAAGAGTATGGGGGTTAGCGCAGGATACTGGGACTATGACGTTTATATACCAGTAACGGACTTTGATGGCACCATCGCAGCATACGAGCTATTTAAGATCGAGATGAAACGTGCCAAGAAGAGCCTGTCCACAGTGTCCGCAGCGCAAAAGAACTGGGGGAAGATATACGAGATGGCTGGCATATCGCACCATATCTGTTATGGGGCCGATGAAGCCATAGAAGTTGTAAAGAATACCTATAAGGACATTAACCACGAAGAATTAAAGCAAAAGACTATTGACTTTTAGCTTATGGTATGATACACTAGATATGTGGGAATAGTAGATACACCTAGGATCTTCCCACGAAATGTGTATGACCATTGGCGTGAGTGTATGCACGCCTTCTCTTATAAGTTGAGAGCTTATATATGCTAAAAAAGCACCAATAAACTACGAGGGGTGCTTTTTTGGTAGTATAATAATAATTGAAAGGGGGTGTATCTTATGGCAACAAAGTACGCAGTGTTCGTTACTATTGAAGGCGCAATCGACAGCGAAGCTCTGTATAAACGCCTCAAGTGCTACAGTATGAACGTAACGAACTTGATAACTCGCACATATGTATATGGCACACTGGATATGACAGAACCCATCATTGAGTATGTGCTACAGATATGCTATGAATATGGCCCGATTAAAGTGGACGTAAAACCAGTTGCCGAATAACAAGTAGGCCGCTATGTTGTATTGGCGGCCTTTATTATGTTATAATGTGCTTATGGAAAGCAACGCAATAGATCTAACACCAATTATTGTAGCGATTGTAACCTCCTTGAGTGGGATAGTGGGCGCATACCTAGCCGTCCGTAAAGGTAGCCGTGAGCAAGAGATAAAAGATGCACAGCGAGAGCAGCGACAGAGCGACAGACTAGACACTATTGACGAAAAAATAAGCAATCTGGAGAAAAAAGTAGATATTCATAACGGATATGCGGAGAAGTTTGGAGATATTACTAAAAACATCGCAGTGATGGCTAAGGATATCGAGTTTTTGAAGAGTAAGTGATATAATATAGGTAAGCTTAACAATAAACTTTACAAGGAGGCTACAGCCGTGAAGGATAAACCTAAAAAAGTGGTACTAACGTACTACTATACAGGTATGTTTGATAAGACGCATCATAAGTGCTTTAAGCAGTGCTTAGCGTCCGACTTTGATACTCTATATGATAGTGTAGAGGGAAGAGGATATGATTTTGTGACGTTGTGCAACGAGTGGCCACGTCTTATTTTTGATAAAGGTACTAGGGATTGGCGCATAGTAGGCCTAGAAGATGAGCTAGCTAAGCCAATGAATATGACATTATACGTGCATAAGTTTATAGCCTGTTATAAGTGGTTATTAAAGCACCCAGAATACGAGGAGATCTGGATTGTAGACAGCTCTGATACTGAGATGCTGGGCACACCAGAACCAAAAGATGGCATTATATACACTGGATACGATGCGTACTTCCCAGAGTTTGATAGAAACGTGAACTTTGATTGGTTCCTAGGCGGAGTAAAGTATGGATTATCACTAAAACCACACTTCGGAGTGGGAGCAAGGCACGGAGATATGGAAGTAAAGTACCTGCAGACCATGCACCACGATGATTTGGCCTATAACTGCGGCGTATTTGGTGGCAAGCGCAAAATAGTTATGGAGTTTTTGGAGGATTACACCAAGAGACTAGCTAAAAATGATATAGACCTTGAGATGGTACCGTTTAACTTCCTGCTTTATACTAAATATAAGGACAAGGTGGAGGTATGCACTACGAAAATGACGCTACAAGAAAAAGATTATAGTAAATGGTGGAGGCATAAATAATGGCGCTAAAGGTTATAGAGTTATTTGGTGGCATAGGAGCCTGTTCTAACGCCCTAAGACGGCTAAATATACCCCACGAGGTGGTTGATTATGTTGAAATAGATAAATATGCCGTAAAATCGTACAATGCTATATACGGCACTAATTTTGAGCCACAGGATATAAGAAAATGGGATAAGGATATAGAAGCTGACCTGATAATGCACGGATCACCATGCCAGGATTTCTCCATAGCAGGCAAACAAGCTGGAGGGGACGAAGGTAGTGGCACTAGATCGAGCTTGATGTATGAAACATTAAGGATTGTGTCTAAGCTAAGGCCTAAATATGTTGTATGGGAGAACGTAAAAAACCTGCTGGGGAAAACACATCGACATAATTTTGATGCGTACATACAGTATATGCAGAGCATTGGGTATAACAGCTATTATGAAGTGCTGAACGCTAAGGATTTTGGTGTGCCACAGAACAGAGAGAGGGTAATAACTATATCTATAAGGAACGATGGGCTTTTTGATAGTTACTATATATTCCCAGACAAGGAAGAGCTACACAAGTGCTTAAGGGATATTATGGAAGAACAGGTAGACGAAGAGTATTTTTTAACTGACGAGCAGATGGCCAGGATAAAAGTAGTGGATCACAATAGCCCGATTGGCGTAAACCAGGTGGCGCAGATGTACGGATTTAGCAAAGAACCTAACCCACAGGCTGATAGGATATATGGCACTGATGGAATATCGCCAGCTATGGATACTTGTAGTGGTGGCAACCGTATGCCAAAAGTAGCTATAAAGACAGCCAATGTGAAGGGGTACGATGAGGCCACAGACGGAGATGGTATAGACTTATGCTACCCAGATAGCAAAACACGTAGAGGCAGGGTGGGGCATGGAGTGGCCAAAACTATATGTGCAGTTGCAGGTTGCCAAGGAGTGTTAGATGGAGTTAGAATAAGAAAACTCACCCCAAAAGAGTGCTGGCGCTTGATGGGTTTTAGCGATGAAGATTATGAAAAGGCTGCAAAAGTGAACAGTAACTCGCAGTTATATAAGCAAGCTGGCAACTCTATAGTAGTAGATGTCCTATGTGCGGTATTTAATAATCTATTTAAGGAGGTAAAATAATGGGAAAAGAGAAAGGCTGGTTTGGATACCCTGGCGGTAACATACCTAATAAAGCTACACAATTTGGGCAACCTAATGGGAACCCACGCCGCAGCGGAAGCTGGCATAAAGAAGACACTGCACGCTACAAGATGGAGACCATCATGAAGATGTCTGACGAAGAGCTTGAGGCTATTAGAGAAAATAAAGAAAAGACATCGTTTGAGAGAGCCTTCGCTAACGTGTTATACCTCTCTAGGACTGCTACGAACATTGAAGAGGCCCAGAAGTGTATGGTGATACTAGAAAAGATGGTGAACCAAGTCTATGGCCAGATGCCACAGGTACAAGTGGCCGTAGAAGCTGATGAAGAGACGCAGGAAGAGGCTAACAAGTTTATTAGGGGCTTTGCTCTGCCTTAGGAGCTACTATGCAGATATGGCCATATACCCCAGAAGTAAAGAAGCAGCTAGACGATATGGGCTATTGGAGAGCCCTACTAGGCCCACAGGCCCTATTTGTGCACCTTGTAAGCTCGAATAGACAATATCGTGAGTGCCTATATGGCGGCGCACGTGGCGGTGGTAAAACGGACGCATCTATAGCCATCTGCGCAGATAGAATAATGAACGATCACTACAGAGCATTGGTATTACGTAGAAACGCAGGAGACCTAGACGATTACGCATCACGTTGCGAAGAGAAGTACCAGTGCTTTAATGTACAAGTGAGACGTAACCCTATGGTATTACGCTTTGGAGAGAACTCGCAGCGTACTAAAGGCGCAGTGATAAAAGGTGGCCATCTTCATGATAAGAACTCGTATATACAATATCAGGGGCAGGAGTTTAGCCGCATATTCATTGAGGAACTAACGCAGATACCAAGTGAGACACTGTATAAGCAGGTTATGTCTTCATGCCGTTCTAAGTATAAGGAGCTATTCCCACAGATGATATTGACCGCTAACCCAGGTGGTGTAGGCATGGGTTGGGTGAAGAAGAGATTTGTAGAGCCTATTGACCTAAGAGACGATGAGTATACCACCACGGAACAGGAGGACGGTTCTACCCTGTTAGAAAGCGATAGAATTAAGTGGTGGAAGCATAAATATGAGTGGGAAGATGAGAAGGGACAGAAGAGAGTAACCATTTGGAACGAGATATTTGATAAGAAGGAAAACGAGATATCTAAGCCTGGAGAAGAGGTATACCGCATCTTCGTACCTTCTACGATTGACGATAACCCAGAGCTGCTTGATAACGATCCAGCCTATGTGAATATGCTAGAGGGCCTTAAGACTACTGATAAGGCGCTATATGAGGCATGGAGGCATGGTGATTGGAGCGTATTTGCTGGCCAGGTATTTACGGAGTTTAGCCGTGACAAACACGTGATAAATAACTTTGCGGATGTTGGCACTACAACGGAAGAGTTTAATAATGCAGTGAAGATTATATCTATGGACTGGGGCTATAGCGATAACACGGCAATATACTTTACGGCATACCTTAATGGCAGGCCTGTAACGTACCATGAGATGTATGGTAATAAGAAGCTGGCATCTGAGTGGGGAGAAGAGCTATATAACTATTTGAACGAGAGTGAGCAACGTATAGACTACTTTATATTCCCAGACGATATGGAAGACAAGAAAAATGGCTTTAGCAGCCCGATTGACGATATACAGGAGTGGATTAACAAGCTACCACCAGATAAGCAGCCTATAATGAAGCAGATGGGCCGTGAGAACGGATCACGTATGATTAGGCAGCAGGTTACGCATAAGTACCTGAAGATGCAACCTGAGTGCTGCAAGATATTCAAGCGCTGCGCTAACTTGATTAGAGCGCTACCGAACCTGGTATATGACGAAGATAAACCAGAAGAGATTGACACTAGGACGGACCACGAGCTAACGAACCCGTACGATGGCTGGAGTTATGGCCTGCGCTGGCTGTCTGAGCGTAAAGAAGGCGAGCTGTTGCATAAGTCTGAGATGGTGCATAAGATTGAGAAGGGCGTAGTAGTAGGAGAGACCACGTACAAGGATATGGGCATAGATCCAGCAGATGTTTTGCGTAAACAGAAGAAGGGGGACCACGGAGATTGGAGAACTATGTAAAAACCTATTGACAATAGGCTTATGGTATGATAAAATGGAAGTATAGAAAATTAACGAGAAAGGATATACAATGAATAAGAATACAGAAGGCATACTAGGAGCAGCACTATTTGGTCTAGTGTTAGGTTTAATCTTTATGGTAGGAGCGTAAGTATGAAGTTACGAAATAAGAGGACAGGGGAGATAGTAGAATACGACATTGTAGAAGCTGGGTTGAGAAATATGAGTGTTGGTAATTATGTTGCGTGCAATTCTCTGGGCGAATTTAACGAGGAGTGGGAAGATTACGAAGAACCAAAGAACCCGTATTTCATAAACTGGTTTGGAGAAGTTTCTGAATTATTGGGGCATATTAGCGATAGAGAAATTGAAAAATTAAAAGAGGTAGGCAACTACTTTGAAACCAAAGAAGAAGCCGAGAAAGCTGTTGAAAAATTAAAGGCTTGGAAACGGCTGAAAGATAAAGGGTTTAAGTTTACAGGTATAAATGACGACGAGGACAGCCAAGAACTAATTACACAATGTGGTATTCTTTGTGAAGCTGATATTTATCATTTAGAAAAAGATGTAGACTTCCTATTATTGTTTGGAGGTGAAGAATGAAATACCCACCGTACGCTTGTAAATGTTGTGGTCTAGCCAATGCTGATATGTTTTATGACTGGTTTATACATACTCATAACACCGAGCCAAATAAAGAAGATTGGGATGCTTTTCAAGCGTATAGACAATTATACGAAGCACATAAGGAACAAGAAAAATGGCAAAACAATATCACAGGTGGTAAACCGATATCTTGTGCTGAATGGCTAAGGCGATACCGAAAACTTAAAAAAGGAGGTGAAGAATGAAAGAAGGACAGATAACATTTGAGATTAGCCTTACTTGGGCGTTGGTAGTATGCTTTATATCTTTACTGGTATTTATATATTATCTTTACGATAAGAAGGGGAAGAAGAAATGAACAGCCTAATAGAAGATGAAGATTATTCACCAGATATAGGGTATGATATTAAATATAATAAAACTCCAGAAGAGATACGTAAGATACAGGAGATGACTATGAGTAGTTTTGCAGATAAATGGGGTAAACTAACCGTAGAGCAGGTTAAGGAGCTAAATAAGGCAGCCGAAGAGCTATGCGCTATGGAGTTGACATCAGAATAAACTATGTTACAATAGATACGAGACATAATATCTCCACATATATTAAGTCTTTCTGGTAAAACACATCTCCGTTTTACATAATAATTCCAATGACCGCCCAGTTCCACAGGCGGTTTTTTGGTGGTATAATAAGCTTATGAAAAACCCTAAACCAATCACAATACTATTGTATGAAGATGATCTCCCAGAGCTTCGGGAGATACGCTGCGTAAACTGTAGCCGTATGCTATGTAAGATAAATGCGGACGTGAAGTCTATAGTTTTTGGTGATGGTTTCGATCCAGAACAGCACCACGAGATGGTTAGCGGCATGAAGGTTATGGAGCATAAATGCCGTGGCTGCGATTGCGTATACAAGTTCTTATTCCAGAAATAGGCTCTAAACTTGAATATAAAAAATCTTATTCCAACTTTACCCCTGTAGTGCTAAGCTATAGCGTATTTATTTTTTATGCTATAATTAGCTTAAGGAGAAATTACTATGGATAATGACTTTGAGCACCCACAGGAAACTGGCCTCGTAGAACAGATGCCAGTGCTTTCTCTTGACGTTCCAGATAAAGAGCTTATCGAGAACTTTAAGAGATGGGAAGAAGACGCAAGAAGCTACTGGGACGATCCTAAGGGCTTTGATTTGGCTAACCGCCGCAAGAAAAATATGCTTTACTGGCGTGGTATACAGTTAGATGAGGACAAGCTATATTCTTATCAGATACCATATGTACAGAACGAGCTTTTTGTAGCAACTGAGACTATTACAGCATACACTACTAGCAGTAACCCATCTGCTGAGGTATGCCCAGAAGACGATACCCCACAGTCTAAGGTACTAGCAGAGAGCCTAGAGTGGGGCCTTAACGTCCATAGTGAGAAGTTTAAGCTAAAAGAGAAGATAGAGAAGGTAGAGCGCAGTATGTACCTAAAGTACGTAGGCGCTATTAAGCTCTATTGGGACGAAAACCTTGAAGATATCGTGCCTAAGGTGATTGAGCCTGAGAATATCGTGGTAGACAAGGCCTGCCGCATGGGAGAGAACCCACTATTTGTATGCGAGACCTGCACGGCCACGGTACAGCAGATATTTAACCTATTCCCTGAGAAAAAAGACGCATTTATGCGTGAGATTGGCCGTGTGCGCACATCATCTAAGCTTGAGAGCTCTGTATATGCGTATAAAGAGATTTGGTTTACTGAGATTAACGATGAGGGAGAGACTGAGTGCGTAGCATGGTATATCGGCAACCTTTTGCTGGGTAAAGCTAAAAATCCGAACTTCCTATATGACGGAGATGGCGTACAGATTACGAACTTCCTACCACGTCCGATGAAGCCGTATGTATTCTTTAACTACATGAACTCTGGTGCGCATATGATTGACGAAACTAGCCCATTTGAGCAGGCTATTCCACTCCAGGACGCACTAAACAAGCGTGGTAGGCAGATTATGGAGAACGCTGATACAGCTAACTCTATCTTGGTGCTTAAGTCTGGTGCTATATCTACGGAAGAGGCTGAGAACATCACACGGGATCCTAACCAGATACTCGTTTTGCAGACACAGGGCGATGCGCCAGTAAACAGCGCATTTGGTGAGATTACGCCGCATCTACTCCCGAACTATGTGCTTAATGATAAGCAGGATATTAAGAACGCTATCCATGAGATTATGGGTACGCCTAGCCAGTTTAGAGGCGCACAGGACCGTGGTGGTGCTGGTACGCTTGGCGAAGCTCGCATGATGAAGGAGCAGGCTGGTGGCCGCCAGGATAAAATCATTGAGTGCCTTGAAGCTGGCCTTGATACCTACTACAACTTGCTAGTACAGATGATGAAAGTCTGGTACAAGAGCCCTAAGAAGTTTGCGTGCCGTGATAATGATGGCAAGTTTGTCTATGTAGAGCTTAGCCGTGAGAAGATACCTGATGTTGCATGGGTGCACGTAGAACATGGCAGTACGCAGAAGAAGGACAAGAACCGTGACGAGCAGATTGCTATGAACCTAGCACAGATGGGGCTTATAGATCCGTATAACCTATTCAAAGACCTCGGTATGAAGAACGCAGAACAGCGTTATGATACCTTGGTGAAGTTTAAGATGAGCCCAGATAGCTTGACTACAGAGCTAAGAGCAGAGATGCAGAACCGCCAGGCATATATTGACTTCGCTTGCATCATGAACGGTGAGGACGTAAAGGGCCACGATGATGTAGACGCTGAGCATATCTTAGCACATAGGACGCAAATTACTACTGATAAGTTCTTGTATGCTAAACCAGAGCGCCAGGAGGCCATGATTGCGCATATCCAGGAGGAAGTATACCTATTAAGCCAGCGTGTGAAGCTACAAGAGGCTAGTATGCAGGGGCTTCTAGTGGATCCTAATATGCCAGTAACCCCACAGGTCCCTGAACTACCACCACAGATGCCACAACAGATGCCAATGCAAGGCGGTATGCCACCACAAGGAGCGCCAATGGGACAACCGCAGGGCGGTATGATGGGCGCAGGGAGCCCAGGAGAAATGCTGATGGACCAGCAGATGGCCCAACCAGCCCCAGGCCCAATGCCAATGCAGCCAGGCACACAAGCAGGCGGAACATTAAGCGGACTATTAGGGTAAAAGGAAGGAGAAACTATGAGATTACCTGATCCAATAGCAAATACTACCACAGAAGCGTACCTAGCCTACAAGGCTGGGGTGCTCGAAGTAGGAGACCTAAAACCTAGTCTGTATGATCCGTACCTGCACTTCGATGCATGGCTTGCATACTGGTGCGGACTAACGAGCACGTATCCTAGTAACGTGGGTAAAAATCTTATGGATATTAACGATATGGCAAACTCAAACATTACAGTTGAGAACGGGGTAGCTACTGGCACAATGAGCAATTTAAGAACAAGTTTTGGCCAGAAGCCTACATACCCAGGTATACCATTTGATCCACCAGTTGGGCAGATGGTCATATCATTAACTGCCTATACAGAAGGGAACGAGGCTGCAAATCCAAATAATGGTCTCCGTCTTGTCGTTGAGTATACAGATGGTACGAGCGTGAATGTAACATGGAAGAACAGCGACACAAGCGCTGTACAGAAAACGATAGTGACTGACGCTTCGAAGACAGTTTCATATCTTTATTTCACATATGGTAACTATGCTAATAATATCTGGCACCTTTCTGAGTTCCAGATTGAAAAAGGCTCCTCGGCCACTCCGTATGAGCCGCACTTTATCCCAGAGATGCTAACGGACGAGGAAGCTCTAGTGGCCTACCTCTCTGGCGTAACTGATACCTACCCAGAAGAGATTAAGGATCCGTACGATGTGCGCATTGTAGGCTATCTAAAATACCTCGTCTCTGTAAAATATGGTAGGCCAGAGTACCCAGTGAATAACGAAGAGTTTTACTTATCACTGCTTATGCCGCCTAGTGTCTCTAACGATACGCCAGCTAGTAGTATTACCTTGCAAGGCACGGCTAAGTATCCGTTTCTAGACCTGCTTATGTACGGTGATTGTGCACAACAGACGTACACGGGGAAAAACCTGTTTAGCGGTGATTATGCCCAATTTAACAACACGGGCGGGACAGGGTATACCTATGCATATTTTAAGTTGCCAGACGATGGTGAATATACGATGAAGATGATTGCCAAAAATGCAGTACAAGGCACGCAGAATACATATCTTGGGTTTACATCTACTGGTGGTACCACTGAAAACCCAAGAAAATGGTGTTTTTCTGGTTCTAATCAAGCTACTGCTGGTCAAGTTTTTACTAAAACCAACGTAGATGCTAATGACAACTTGCATTATGTTTCTATGTATAGTAGCAGCGCGGATAGGTTAGAGTGGTTTTTGGAAAATTTTGATATACAACTAGAAAAAGGGATTACTGCTACAGATTACGAGCCCTACGTTGGTGGTATTCCAGCTCCTAACCCTGATTATCCACAGGAAGTACATATGGTTACGGGGAAGCAGACGGTAAAGGTAACGGGGAAGAATATCCTGTATATACCAGATGGTACAAGATCGAGCGGCGGTATAGACTGGACAGAAAAGGACGGGTTCATCATTGGTAGCGGAACTAGCAATAATACATCGGCTCTCCCAGCTACAGGCCTTGGCCCTATAGCCGCAGGGAATTACTGCATTGTAATAGATAAAGAATTACCAGTAAACGTGATCTTTGCTGCAAAAGACAGTGAGGGGACCTGGTCTACGCTACGCACTGTTACTGCAGGTGAAACTAGCAGGACGTTTACCGTTGATGAAGACAAAGTGGACACTAGGATTGGCGTTTCGGGGTATGGGATAGGCACCGAACTAGATTTGAACTTTGGAGTGATGATACAGAAAGGATCTACTCCGAGCGCCTACGAGCCATATCAGAGTAAGAGCACGGTAGTACCGCTAACGTGTAAAAATATGTTTAACAAAGACGCTACTCCGACATACCTAGGCCTAGCTACCGCTACTCCGCTAGACAATGGTATTAGGGTGAAAGTAGGAACCGCTGGGAACTACCGTTATGTGCAATACGTGCTAAAAGATTTGTCTGATTACGAAAACCCAGTTATAGCCATGCAGGCTAATATCGAGCCTAGTGCTAGTAATAAGCCTAGATTTTCTATGGGCTTATGCGCAAAGGACGGTAGCAATAGCGTGATACGCAGGGCACTAGACGCAAGCGGATCTGCGATATATACTCCTGCTGCTGCTGATAGAGTAGGCAGGCCGTACCTATTCGCATACTTCTACGCCAATATTGACGGAACGGGTAACGTGGGAGATTATGTAGACTATACAGATGTGCAAGTAGAAATTAGCGATACTGCTACCGATTATGTCCCATATCACCCACCGATTGAGCTATGCAAGATTGGGGACTACCAAGATTATATTTACAAGAACCAGGACGGGGACTGGTACCTGCATAAAGAAATTGGCCTAAGAACCTACGCTAGCCCTGGCGATGCCTTTTCCCTTAGAAATACCAGTGCAAAAGGAACTTATACATATAGCACTACTTCCGCTCCTGACTATAAGATTGAAGCTGGAGCTAGTGTTATGTCGCCACAGTTTAAGAACATAGGGCCAGTGAGCGGGGTATCTCCAATGTATAATGCCCTACTAGATACGATTGGAGTAGCGTTGTATTATAGCAATCCAACAGCCACAGACAGGGTTATTTATTTCAATTCCAATATTCAAGCATCTACACTGCTAGCTAATGGCATAGACATTTACTACCAGATGGCCACGCCTACTGATACTCTTATCACATATCCAGACGTTGTAGATGCGCTAAACGAGGTATTAGCTGGCGGATCATACGATGAAACCACTTATATCGAAGTAACGGCGGACGATGATAACCTACCAGGACTACTAACTGTAACCGCAGGTAAAGAATAGAAAGGAGATGACCATGGGTTGTGGTGGTAAAAAGAAGAAAAAGTAGTATAATGGAGTAGCGGAAACGTGCACTTTATACTCGTTTGTGAGCTTATGTAAGAAAGTCCAAAGAACCGCTAGCGATGGCGGTTTTTTGGTGCTATAATAAAAGTATTAACATTTTAATGGAGGCTACAGCCGCATGAACGAAGACTTAGGCGATGTTGGGCTAAGAGCGCTAGAAGAACTAGAAGCTAAAGACCAGCAAGAACAAAATAACTCCGAAGCCGAGCAGGCAGAAGAGAACAAGGACGCTAATGAAACCGCTAGCGAAGAGACCGCAGCGGAGGATACTAGCGATAAAGATAATGACACCACTGAAGGCAGCGAAGATGCTGACGATGATGGGAACGATACAAAAGAAAAATTTGAGACAGAAGATAAGTCTGATGATAACTCCGACAAAAAGAAAAAAGATGCGGAGATGTCTGATGAAGAGTTTGAAGAGCTAGCTAAAAAGCGTGGTTACGCTAAGGCTAAGACTGAAGATGAACAAAAGGCCGAAGACGAGCAGAAGGCCACGATGGACAAGCTACTAGCGAAGCCTAGAGAGATTGAAGAGGACGCATGGGGGAATATGTCCGATGAGCAGAAAATTATTTACAATGCGCTGCCATTTTTAACTGCTGAAGGCAAAAGAGATACTGTACAGGTGAAGGTACCAGACCAGCTACCTGATGGTTTTGAGTTTAAGGACCAAAAGGCCATGATGAAGTTCCAAAATGACCTACAGGCCCAAGAAAACCGTGCCACGCAGTTTAAGAACGCACTAGAAGCACGTGCAGAGCGTGAGCAGAGGGCTACGGAAGAGCGCCAGGAGGCCCAGAGGGTTATAGGCGAGATTAACAAGCTACAAGACAGCGGAGAGCTGCCAAAACCTACGGCCAAGTTTGGCACTAAAGAGTTTGATACGGATCCTGCCGTGGTGCTTATTAACAAGGTGCTAGGCTACAAGGCCCAGAGAGCTAGCGAGGGCGCTATGCTATCCGTACGGGACAGTTTGCTACTCTACAAGGCGGAACACCCTAACGAGTTTGTAAAGAAGGAAGCTAAGGGCGATGCAGAACGCAGGAACATCGCTAAGAAGGTTGCAGGTAACTCTAAAGCTACCTCTTCTGCAGTGAATAAAGATGCAGATGATAAACCACATTATTATAAAACTGGCATGAGTACAGAGGACGTGCTCGATGCGATATTACAAGATATGGATTAAGGAGACAATATGGCAGTATTAACTGATAAAGACTTTGAGGCGCAACTTCTCGCTGGTAGTAACCCTACAGCGGCAGATGGTTCTAAGAAACTAATGGTGGACCTACTCCACGATAAGTTTGGCGCAGATGACCTAGTAAAGATTAAGAACTTTACGAAGATTAAGACTGGTTGGGTATACTCAGACCATAAGAGCCTGCGCATTGAGCAGCCTAATGAATATACTAGGCGTGTATGGCAAGGCGAGCAGAAGGTACGTGTGCTTAACCCTGGTGATACAGTGATTGTACCAGGCTGGGAAGCATATGTAGGCCTTGTGCGCTTCTATAAGCAGTATATCGCAGAGGAATACTCTAGTAAGATGTCCGTTATGATGAACTCCCCAGAAGCCCAAAATGAGTTTATTAGCAAGGCATTTGTGGGCATTTACGATCCTAATGAGCCAGAAGAAGAGAAGGACGTAAAGAAGGAAGTAGAAAAGGATTTGGGCCTCGTAGATGAAAAGCCAAAAGCTAAATAGTTTGCTAGAACCTAAGAAGAACGAGCTGGCCGAACTCCAGAAGCTTTTGAAGTCCACAAAAACTCAGATAGATGATGCAGTAGAGCAGGGTAATAACGCCCTGCTCTCTCTGTCCGATGAGTTTGAAGAGCTAGCCGAGAAGAAGAGGCAGCTTTTAAGGGACATAGAGAACCTTGAGAGCGAGCTCCAGGAGCTAAAGGAGAAGGTGAGCTACACAGAAAATACCTATAGCAAGTATCTGAACACTATAAAGGAGAGTAAAGATGGAGAATAGCTTTAAGTACCGCTGGAAGGCATTTTTTAAGAAGAAAGTTATATCCCAGCACCCACATGATTTGTACTCGAAGCATAACCCAGACGCAGAGTGGAACCCTAGCTCGTTTAGAGACTTCCAGGAGTATTTTGATGAGCATAAAGACGAACTGCATAGCTTTTGTCTCAGTGGACCAGACAGGATATACGAAATAGACTTCTCGAAAAGAGGTTACCCCAAGATAGTGGAAGTGGTGAGAGGAAGGAACTGGGCCAGTGATAAAGTGAACATTGTACACAGGGAGAAGCGAGAACTAACCGATATACGCCCGATATACTACCGAAGCATGGAGGCCACCATAGAAGACGGGGTTATAGGTGCACCACGTGTGGTTAGTTACACTATAGGGTACCAGGGACTTGACAAAAACGGCAATAATCGTAAAAAGACAGTAACCGTGCTATAATTTAAGTATAATCTTTTATAAAAAGGAGAACTAAAATGACTGCTACTGCAACATGGTACGAGCAAAATGGGACCGCAGCTGGATCTCCTGCTGCTGGTACGCAGAGCACAGTGTCCTCTATTGAGTGGAAAAGCGTGGACGATAGTACAACGCCAAGAGCGTCCGCTCCTATCCAGGCTGGCTCTAACTCTTATGGAAAATATAATTATCTAGGCTTCACAGGTACGTTTAATCAGATTTCTGCGGTAAAGTTTGCGCATACCGCTGGCACTCTAGGCACTGGTATTAGCTTGATGGGCAAGGTTACGTCTACTTATGCAACCCCATCTACTGCTGCACTTTCTAGCGCTAGCGATATCACAGCTACTACTACGATTGGTTCTGGTGCTAGCGTGCTGCTAGGTACTACTGGGCCTAACGATACGAGCCCTGCTGCGTCTCAGACCACGAACTGTTATACACAGTACATAAATACACAGGTGCAGACCACTGGTAGCGCAAGCGCTGGTGATACTGGTACTGTAACTCTCACGATACAATATAACGAGAACTAGGAGGCACTATGGCTTCTATACAAAATCTAGCATCTGGTACTCTAGCTGCCGATATATCGTCTTCTGCTACCAGTATAAGCGTGTACGTAGGAAGCGGCTCTGCTGCTACTATTAAGGGCGTGTGGCCAACTCCACCGTTCTATATCACAATTATGCCGCAACAGCCTTCTAACGGCGTTTCTAACTCGCTGAATAGCGAAATTGTAAAGGTTACTGCGATTGGTACGAGCGGAAGTAACGTAACTATGACAGTTACAAGAGGCCAGCGTGGTACTACGGCCCAGGCGTTTACTACTGGCGCTATAGTAACTAACGGTATCTATATGGACGATATCTTTGATAAGGTCTATCCAGTGGGGACCATCTACGAAACGGTGGCGCTCTCTACGGTAGCGCAAGTGCAGGAAGCATTTGGCGGAACCTGGGAGACCTGGGGTATTGGCCGTGTATCTGTATGCGTGAACCCATCAGATAGCGCATTTAATACTGTAGAAAAGACTGGCGGTGAAAAGAACCATACCTTGACAACCAGTGAGATGCCGTCCCACAATCACGGCGCATCTGGCTATTTTGGCGGTGACGTAACTGGCAAGTCGTTTGATTGGTTTAACACCACCTCTGGTAGCTCTCTAGCATTTGCATATATACCTAATGCTGGTGGCGGCAGTGCCCACAATAACTTGCAACCGTACATCACATCGTACAAGTATAAGCGAATTGCGTAAAGAATATCGCTGCGTTATAATTTAAGTATAAACCTTAAGAAAGGAGTTCTATATGGACGAAATTAAAGACAATGTAGGACCAGCCATCATCGTAGATGAAAATGATGAGCTTCTAACAGTTGTAAACCCAGTTGTGGAGGAGGAATAATGGACGCTTTACAAAAGATCCTAGAAGATGTAATTGGGGATTTTGTCTGTTTTGATGAAGATATCTACAGAGGCCAATGCACAAGGCTCCCTAAGTATCTTTTAACCAAATGTGGAGTAGATTGGCCAGGGAATACTGGCGATGGAGCCCACGTGGTAGACACTATCGCAAAGTTTGATGGTGGTTACTACATGGACGAAGAACAGAGCCAGAAGGCTGGATATCGCATCTGCTCTTGCAACGTAAACGGTAGCAAGTACGGCCATACCTGGGTAGAGATTTACAAAGACGGCCAGTGGATTATTTACGAACAGAACGTATGCCGCCAAGGAACTAATACTGCTGATTTTGGCGTAGGCACTGTATACTCAGTGAGCAAGACCTACAATCGTGGTAACTGGCGCAAGGACGTGCGTTATGCAGGCCAGAAGTCTATTGACTATCTTATCGAGGTAAACACTCCAAAGCCAGAACCAAAACCAGAACCGAAGCCAGAAGAGCCAGCATTTAAGGTAGGTGATATTGTAGTACCTACAAGGCTTGTAGACTACGATGGCACTCCGCTAGTACAGTATGACGATGAATATACTATCGCACAGATTAACGGCGACAGGGCCGTTCTAACTGCTCCACGCAACGGTGAACCAGTAGTATGGGCTGCTATGAATACTAAAGACATCAGAAAGGCTTAACATGGTAGACGGTAAACAGTTTCTCCCTAAATGGCTATATGAGGGCTTGAGGTGGGTAGTATCTATTGTACTCCCAGCCATCGCTACTCTCCTAGCTGGACTAAATAGCGCATGGAACTGGGCCTGGCCTATTGAGGCTATTCTGTCCACCTTCTCGGCTGTAGAGGTGTTTCTAGGTGCAGTCTTCCTAGGCGCTAAGATAATGAACGATAAGTAGTATAGGAACCAATACAATGGCCCGTACTGCTATACACATTACTGGTGTGAATACCACGTCTATTAACGTAGACGTGGTGTTTAATGCCGTAGAATATCATACAGTGTTTATATCTGCGTACCCAGACATAGACACGGCGCAAAACCACATTATAAAGAAGTATGAGGGGACTGGCTCTGGCACGTTCTCGTTTACTTTTAGCAGCCTAACCCAGAATACGAACTATTATATCTTCGCATACAACCTGAGAGATTATGACGTTGAGGATCCTATCCAGAGTGTAGGCGTAGCAACTCTAAGCACGTCCGCAAGACGTGATTATTTTGGTACTCCACTTGCATCTACCCCATGGGCAGGTATAAACATACCGCCTACAATAACCAGAACCAAGACCATAAACGGTGTAGCCAGGATTGGCAATAACGCTACGAAGACCATCTCTGGTAGAGCCAGGATATCTAAGAAGACTACCGAGACAATTAGCGGTATAGCGGATATTCTTAAGACTAAATATAATAGCATCTACGGTGTGGCCAGGATTAGCGGTCCATCTTATGCTGATATTACTGGTGTAGCTAACATCTATAACCCTAATGAGAGAGTAACCACGCAGGACATAGCTGGTGTGGCCAGAATTGGGCGTAATAGGCAGAAGATCATAGACGGCTTAGCACGGATTAGGAATACGTATGCGGCCACAATACCTGGTAAGGCTAATATCGTACAGAAAAACATCGCTACAATTAGCGGATTAGCCAGGATTGGCGCAGATAGCCAGGCGCATATCTCTGGCATAGCCAAGATTATGGTCAGCACGCCAGAGAAACTACCAGAAAACTGGGACGATAGCGGAATATCTGAGCCGCAGGTATGGGATAAAGACGATAAACTGCCAGAAGAGTGGGAGGAGAGTGCTATAGCTGAAGCTGATGAGTGGGGCGAAGTAGAAAAAGAAACTGAGAGCTGGAGCTCTAGCGATGAGCAACCAGTGGAGTGGAATTACAATATGGAAGAGACTTCGTAAAATGATATAATAAGCTTAAGGAGAAATACTATGCTAACATTTACGCAAAGGAAGCAGCAAGCAGCCAAGCTCTGTGGAATAAACTACGTAGAACCAGAGATGGACGTGATAATCAGTAACTTGAACGCAGCCGACAAGTTATTTGAAAACGCTGCTAGGCGAGCCTGGACTAGAAAAGAGAAGACCGCCAACATAACGGCGAATAAACAATACTACCAGATAGCCTCTGATATGCACAGAGTGAGCTCCGTACGGTGCAAAACCTCTAACAATGGAGACGTGGTGGTGCCTCTAACAGAGGTACAGAGTGAGTACGAGTGGAATAAGCTTAACTCCTACCCATTTAGCACTTCATATCCTACGCATTACTTTATTAGGGGTAACGATGAGATTGGTATATATCCATGCCCGTCTGAGACCATAAACAATGGCCTTATCGTGAGTTATGAGCCACGTATCCGTGATATGGGCATAGATGACTTTACATTTACTGCTAATGTGACGCAGAACGGCGTTGAGATTACTAACCCAGATGTGGTTGGCCTCCCTGGTGGCTTTAAGCCATACATGACTGAGAACTTTTGGATTAAGTCTAACGATGCCGAAGACGGTAACTGGTACAAGGTACAGAAGGTTATAGACGCTAACACGATGCAGATAGATAATAACTACTTAGGACCTAGCGGTACTGGAGTGAGCTTTACAATGGGGCAGGTTCCACCATACCCAGAAGAGTACCACGAAGCAGCTATATTCTATGCGGCGTTTAAGTTCTTCGCTATGCGCAAGGACGTTGACAGTTCCGCTATGTATCGCACGCTATTCCAGGACGCACTAGACCAGTACAGAGAGACCTACGGATCCAAGACCACGGGCGGAGTTATTAACCCTGGTAACTATAACGTACCGAATATCACAGATGTATTTAAGATGGGGAAGCTAACGGAGGGCTTGTAAAATGCTAAGGAATAATAAGGGCCAGTTTCTCCAAAAGCTCAGACACCCAGTAAAAGACTACCACAAAGAGTACCAATGCTGGAAAAACATGATTAGAAGGTGCTATAACAAAAATAGCGACCATTATGTATACTACGGTGGCAGGGGTATTTTGGTTTGCGACAGATGGCTGGAAAGCGTCGATAATTTTATTGACGATATGGGGAGATGCCCAGAAGGATATTCTCTGGATAGGGAAGACCTAAATGGGAATTATTGCCCAGAGAACTGCAGGTGGGCAGGTCCTATCGTGCAGGCTAATAACAAAAGCAACAATAGCTATTTTGAATATAAAGGAGAACTCTTAACTATACCTGAATTAGCTAGGAGAAAGGGAATTAAAAGGAGCACTCTCTCGATGCGTATCTATGCGTACGGTTGGGAAGTTCAGAGGGCTGTGGACACACCAGTTCGTGCTAAGGAGGATAGCTTATCGCAGTAGGGAATGAGGGGAGCAGGCTAGTAGGTAACACAGAATTTTACGGTGGCCTATCTACAGATAATAAAATTGGTATCGAGAACTCGTATGCAGACGGCGAGTGTCTGGATGTACGCAAAAGCCCATCGCAGATGTCAGTGCTCCCTATGGCCAGGAAGCTTGAGGGGAGTAGCACAATCACTGGCCTGGTTACTGCTATGACACAATCTAAAGATGGCAACCTCTGGGGCGTAGATGAAGCTGGTAAAGTATATAAGATTGACGATAACAATAATATAACGCTAGTTTCTAGCACGGCTGCATCATCTGGTTTTGGCCTAGAATACTATGACCAGGACGATGGCCTATGGTTTAGCGATGGTGCACACAGCATCTTCTCTTATGGTAAGGTTTTGAACGCTGCAGGAGCAGCACGCTCTACTAACTCGTTCTCTACTCTGCAAGACCAGTCTGAGTATATAGTAAACGCAATAGTGATACAGAGCGATGGAGACAGGATTATTTATCAGTCCGATCCAGATGTAGTACGTGCTAACGGTACAGAGAGCGTAACGATTAAGACTACTGTTAGCGAGACTGATGACGATAAGATTTTATATCTACCAGCCTCTATTCCACTAGCGAAGATTGGCGTAAAGTTTAACGCTAAGGGTACTGGCAACGTACGTATCGAGATACATGACGAGAATAATAACGTAGTGGCCTCCAGTAACGCTATAGAAGCTGCGAGCGTGGTTACTACTGGCTATACTGAGTTTGAAGTGAGACCGAACCCGTCTGCGGCAGTGAGCGCAGCTAACGAATACTCTCCACGTCCATGGTCTGGTGATACCATCGAGGAAGGTGAGGTGCTACATATCCACATCATCGCATCTAGCGCAGGATTTACTGTAAACTCTTCTGTAGCTGGTAGCCTATGGCTAACGGCTGATATCACGTCTACGGCGTATCTATTACACGATACATTTAATAAAAAGCACCCTATGGCTATGTTTGATAAGCTCTACATTGGCAACGGGCGCTACGTAGCAACTAAGGATAGCTCTCCGCTATCATATCTTGACGATACTATCTTTACCCAGAACGGCCTAAGGCTTGATGACGGCTTCGAGGTATGCTGCTTCGCATCTAGTGATGAATACTTGATGATTGGCGCTGAAAAATACTCTGTAGGCTCTACACGTGGGTTCCAGGCTGGGCGTATTTACTTCTGGGACCGTGCTACTGAGGGCCCGAACTTCTATATTGACTGCAACATGGGCAGCCCGAAGTGTATGTATAACCACGGTAATATCATCTATATCATCGCAGCTGGTGCGCTTTACGCATACACTGGTGGCAAGGAGCTAGTAAAGGTGCGTACCTTAAGTGGTACTGACACCGAGTACACAGACAGGTCTTCTGTAACCGAGGTATACCCTAACATGATGGCGATTAGGCGTGAGGTTCTACTTATGGGCTTCCCTAGCAAGACTACGGCGTATACAATCCGCCACGGCATCTATGCTTTTGGCAGCGTAGACAAGAACTTCCCGAACTGTTTTACGTATAATTACAAGATACCAGGCCCTACTACCTCTGTAACGCTTGACCAGTATAACTCAGATAACCAGGCGCTACGGATTGGCTGCGTATATAACTTTAATGACGCTCTATTCTATTCCTACGAAGTAAAAACTACCGAAGATGATGTTACCACCACGGACGTTGCACTAGCTTGCGTAGATAATAGTAGTGGTACTTCTACATCTTATATGTGGAAGAGCTTGCAGTACGATGCAGGCGCTCCGTACTTGCAGAAACAGGCCTTGAGGATTGGTATTTACTTCGATCCGTTGCCAGCTAACACCACGATTACACCAATTTACCGCATAGATGATGGTGAGTGGCAGACTGGGCCAGCTACGGCGACAGAGGGATACAGATATATCACTTGTGAGATAAATAGGAGGTTCCACGAGTTACAGTATGGCTTTACTGGGACCACAGATAACGATTTGCTAACGCCTAAGATTAAGCAGGTGTCCGCAGAGATAAGAGTATTGAACGAGGAGGCTAAACTATAATGTCTAGTAGCGCTGATTATGGATATAATGATAAAATTGGTGACGTTATAAGGCCATTAGGCCAGGGTAAAGTCCAGAAGCTTGAAAACGGCTTCAGGACTATACCTAACGTAGAGATTACTGATAACTCGTACCAGAAACGAGTGGACACTGGCAATTTGGCCACTGGCCAGATGCGAGGCACGCAGCAGATTAGAGGGCAGATACAAGTAGTTAGCGCATATGGCCGCAAGTTGATGGTGATGGGGTACGGTAAAGGGAAGTTCTGAGGTGCATCATGGCAGTGCTAGACTTCTCTAAGGTGAATAAAAAGAACACGAAAAACAGGGGCGACTACGGTGTTAGAGTAGCACGCCCTGGTTTTGATGCTGGATATTGTGCCCAGAACCAGCTATTATTTAACTCTAACTGGCCTATTTTGCAGATATGCAAGGTTGTAGACCTGGGGGACGTAGGGATACTAGATGAAGACACTGGCATGATTGGCCCAGTAGATGGCGTAGAGTACAAGTATTATGACCAGACTAATGATGAGTGGATAGACGAGCTCCCAGCAGGCATGAATAGGACAGGCTACGTGTATATGCGAGACATCTCTATAGGTAGACAATATCTATACTACTCAGTAGATGCTAAGGGATACACTAACAATGACTATACTAGGCGAGTATGGGAGTTTAGGTATAAGAAGATACGCCATGGCTTAGGGTATGTTCCGTTCTTCTTCATGAGCGAAGAGGTTAGCGCAGTGCAAAACCACGTGGTCCTAACGTCTATAGACATCTCTAAGGACGTGGACTACCCATATACAGAGGCGGCGCTTCCGATGCTTAACCCTACCACAGATTACGGCATAAAAAGCGCATCTGCGTTTGGTAAAAATGTTCCTGGTTTAAGCTCTAATATGTTCTCTAAGCTAGTACAGTGCGTAAAAAAGACTGGTAGCAGCCAATGGGATATAAACATAGACGGAGTGCATACGGAGAAGGTCCTATGCTGGTCCCCGTTTAGCAAGGCAGCTGATGCTAAAGCAGGCGTTATATCTAACTTTGAAGCTTTTACATTTAGCGCATATAACTGTCCGTTCTTAACGAGCGACCTAGCTACTACATGGTATTTTACTAAGGGTGACGCTATAGACAATAAAATGTTCGATGACGGCCCGTATTATTCTAGGGATATAGTGGTGAGGCTACTGGCGCTGGCTGAGACATCGTTCTATAGCGATGCTATGGCCTACACTAACCTATACCAGGCGGCTAGGCTTTATGATGATGCGTCCCTAGTGATTTTAAGGAGCCCAATGGTGAGCCCAGAGTATGAGGAGGTGATTATATGAGTGATTACGGATTTGCTACCTATGATGGCACACCGCATAGCCGTCTAAAGGGCGTGGTGAACTCTAAGTGGCCAATTTTTGGGCCTAAGTACACTGATATAAGCAGATGCTACAAGACCTTCCATCTGTCCGATACCACTACCAATGTGGCCAGTATAGTAGACCTAGGGCTAACTGAGCCTACATCTAACCACCAGGTTGTAGATGCGTATAGGTACTACAAGGAAGAGGTGTTTAGAACCCCACACGGGTACAGCAAAAGGCCTATGGGCTATGCGATATTTACTGGCAACGTGGTAAAAAATGTTCGAGGTTGGATTAACCAATACCACACGGGTGGAGATCCAGCATATGGTGGCGATTTTACTCTTAACGGCGTACACAGCGCCACTATACCAGTGGTATCATCTATGCAGAAGCAGATGCAGACCGCATACACATCTAGCGGTTATGATCCTAGGGCTTTAACTCTAACGGATAGCTTCTTTACGATTTACGATGGCTCCACGTACTTCCCAGACGGTGATATTAAGGTGCCTACAGCGGTAGTTAGCTCAGTGAAAAAAAATTACGGTATGTATGATGGCAACGATCCAGATTACGTTCCTATGCCAGGAGAGGGAGTTCGGCCTCCGTACTCAGTGGAGATTACAGACACGGATATAGTTATTTATAGGCACGTATACAAGCTAGAATACTGGACCAGGACCGACAGCGGCTCTACTAGGGTGTATGATTTGATTAAGGGCGTTACTGACACTGCTGGCTCTGAAGTAGACGCAACGGTGATACTATGCCCGTATACTATGGAGGACTTGATATGAGTAGTAGCGCATATTGGAACGACAGATATAATTACCTAGTGGATAACCAGCCGCCTAAGGCTGAGAGTTATTATAACCAGAGCTTCGTGGACAGGATTAACAAGGCCCAGCAGGATATAGACAACCTTGTGCCAGAAAAAGACAAGGCATGGTCCGCTGCGGCCCAAAAACAGGACGATTACAATACATTTTACGGCACTGTTAGCAACTATAACGAGATTTATAACCAAGCGCAGAGCGAGTTCGGTGTTACGGAGCACCAGGAGAACTACGAGAAGAGTAAAAAGGCCCTAGCACTGGCTGAGGCCACGCTTAGCACGCTACCTAGTAGCATAAACGCTAGTTCTAACCGAGTATTGACGCAGGCGCAACGTGAACAGCGCTACAATATACTTGCAGATAGGCAGATGAACTATAATACCAATCTGGCAGCTAAAACGTCCGCCTATGAGCAGGTATGGAAGCAAGCCAGAGAGAACCAGGCCACCTATGCTAAGGCTGAGATGGCTAGCCAATGGAGCAAGCTTAGCGATTACAATAACGCATGGGTTATGTCTATGGAGGAATACCTTAACGCTGAGAAGAAGATAACGCAGGCCCAGCAAGATTTGCTTAGCACCAAGGAAGAGTATAGGAACTGGCAGCACCAGCAGTACCAGAACGCTAATACTGTCTGGCTAAACCAGCTTAATGCTGCGCTTGATAGGTACCATGAGAGCTTGCAGACAGAGATGCTACAGAGACAATACGAAGAGCAAAAGAAGAGTATGCTCGCACAGGCCATGCAACAGCCTACTATGTACGATTTTGGCAACGGCTACAAGATTTATGGCAAGAAGGGCGGAGAGGCCTCCTACTATTACAATGGCAGAGAGGTATCTGCATACGACTTCTTGAAGGGCACTACTAGCGGCAACATTAACTGGGACGCATGGAACAGGGTATGGAATAGTGGAGTTAGCACCAAGGGTGTGGGCTCTGATACTATATCTGCATTTAAGACAATAGAGAGGAACTGGGCGTTTTAGAGAAGTTTGATTTTTACCATAATTGCGTTATAATAAAATTAAGAAACCACAGAGACTTCCAGTCGTGGTAAAGAAAGGAATAACATGGCTTATAATGCATACTTCGGTTCTAAACCCGTGAGCGACTGGACAGCTAATGGTCCAGCCGAAAGTGGGCATAATTTTATAGACCAGATTAACGAACAAGGACAAAAGGTATCTGGCGCAGAAGACAGATACGGACAAGCATACGGTAACATAAGTGGAGCACAGAACACTTATGACCAAGCATATCAAAACCAGCAAGGCTACGGTGATTTGTATGGCCAAGCTAAAGGGACTGAAGGGGTGGACGATGCGCAAGCGCAGTACCAGAAGAGCCTCGCATCTGCTAATGCAACCCAAGCGGCCATGAATAACCTTCCTAGCTCGATTAACGCTAGATCTAACGTTGTACTAAACCAGGCACAGCGCAACGCAGCACTGGGGAACCAGATGACTAAGTACCAAAATACGCTAGATTACTGGACACGCCAGAACCAATCTGACCTAGGCGCTTACCAGACTGCACTATCTAGCGCACAAGACTTAGCTAAGACCTCGATGGGCCAAGAGCAGGCTAGAGTTAGCCAAGCTATGACCAATCTCCAGACGCAGATGGACCAAGCCAATGCGCTTTATGAGCAGGTGCTACAAGAACGTGCGATTATGCGCCAGATTTATGGTGATATGTACGAAGATGAGTACCGACATATGCAGCAAGAGATTGAAGCATGGGCAGCCAACTTGCAAGCTGAGACGCAGAGATACGCTGAAGACCAGGCTACTGCACGCAATAACGCTAAGATTGCGGCAGATAATGCGGCGGCAGATATTAGCAAGTACCTAGGCAGTGGTTATACCTGGGACGGTAACCAGTGGGTAGCTCCGTATCAAGCTCCAGAGCCTTTGAACCAGATAGATACTAATGGTGTGCTAATAACTCCTCAGACTGGCGCAGTGACAGTGGACCCAATCGTTAGGTATGGTGATAATGGCCAGAACGCATATACAAGGCAAGAGTATTATATCCCTAATGCAAACCAGCTAGCGCAACTAATGTACGGAGCACAGTAGTATGTGGGACTTCCTAGTTGGCAAAAATAAGGACCAGATAGACAAGGAGTATTCTGATGCTATTGAGAATACTAAAAAGTCTAAGGCTGAAGCTGCGTACAATTATTATTATAATAAAGCGGCGTACGATAAAAATAAGGACTATTTTAACAGCCTAGGGATACAGGATCCAGCTAAAACATACTGGAACGAGAACGGCCAGCTAACTAACGCCCTAAATGAAGGTATGAACCAATACAGTAAGTACCTAGGCGAATTAAGCAAAGAGAGAGAAGATGTGGCACGCCAGAATAAGTACAACATCTTCGGGAACGGCCTGATTGGCGGTATTTTGAACCCTATACACCAGGCTGGCACTGCGGTGCAAGATTTTGTATCGTCTGGTACTAAAGAGTGGGATAAAGGCAACCGTGACGTTCTATCTGATATCGGCGCTATAGGCACTACAGCTTTAACAGCAGCTCCGCTAGTAGGGGGCGTTGCAAAAGTATTAGGTGGCTCTGCAGCTAACGCTGCGGCTAAAACTCTAGGTAGAACGATGCTTAGGGGGGCAGGGTATGGCGCAGGATACGGCGCACTTGGTGCTATGACTGATATGGGCTCGAAGAACTTTAATTTAGGGAGCCTCCTAGGTTCTGCTGCGCTTGGCGGAATTATGACTGGCGGTCTATCTGCTGCTGGATATGGCCTTGATAAGCTAGCTGGGAGAGCACAGGCGACTAGAAACTTGTCTGATATGTACCAGCAGTATTTGGATCAGCAACGAACTGGTGCTCTGACTGACAGCGCAAGGCTATTGGGAGATGGAACAGGAGGTGCAACCTCTGTATATGAAGCAGTGAAACCTAGTAACAAAACTGGGCAGTGGTTAGCTAATAGGGGCAACCTAGCTAAAACTAAACTAGGGCAGGCTATACAAGGTGCAGCTGATACTATTAGCTATAAGAACTTGATGGGTAAAGGAATTGGCAGTAAAG